AGTACTATAAGCATTACTTACTAATGTATCTAATATACCCTGTCCATTCTCAGTAGATACCCACTTAGTCTGCCAACCAACTTCGTTGTACCCATAGATTGCACTCAATCCACTCGATGCCTCAATGACAGGAGAACCATGACCATGTTGGTGTGACCACTGGTATCCCGGCATCGTGGATGGATCGGATATACCAGACTCATTCGTAGCAGCAGCATCTATCATGGCAAAGAGTTCATTGTGAGAAGCATCTAATCTCTTAATGGTTCCTCTTTGATCTGAAGGTAGACCATCGTCTTTATCTGGCCCTACTGTAGTAATAACAGCATTGTTAGAACCATTAATGTATTTATATATACCCTGACCACTGGGGATATATACAGAATCACGCCATCTTTTTGTGCCAGCACCATTATGTGTGTGATATGGAAGAGCTACTTCTGTTTCTACCCATCGAGCATTAGATGCATCATGTGCATATAAACCAAGTTTAGTTGCTGCATATAAGATAATATTTCCAGAGGCATCTCTTGCTGTGAATAGGTCTGTTATATAGTTATCTGGAAGTGGTAATTGTGCGTCATCTGTAGGCGTAGCTGCTGGAGTAGCTGCATACCATAGCTGACCAGTGTCATCTATACCCCATAACTTATCTTGCCACCATGCTAGGTATACTGCATCCTTAGTATTTGTAGCCCATGCACTCCCATTGTAGTAATCAAATCCAGAAGTATAAGCAAATATTAGATAGTTAACATCACTAAATCTGGCAGTTATATTATCTGTTCCAGCAGATGCAAATGTTCTTAGCGATGAACCCCAACTATCATTCGCATCTGAATATGCAAATACTTGGTTAGCATAAGCAACATATATTAAATTATCGTATTCAGCTATCTGGGCTACAGATGCTGCTCCAGTAAAGTTAGATGCAGCAGCAGTAGTTGTAACTAGTTCTGGCAATACCAGATGTCTCTTGTATCTAAGCTGTGCTGTAGACCACCATGCCTTATCTACATCAACAGCACCTTCCATTCTCTCTGTACCTAATCCACCACGCCAGTCTGACCAAGAGATAACTGATGCTCTAGTCTGAGAGTCTCTAGTGGTATCTCCTATAGTTACCTTCGGAGGATAGAGAGATGCAAGTACTGCCTGTACTGGTCTATTAGTAGGGTAATAGACATCATTAATAGATACTTCGTTTTCTTCTACTACCTTAGATGCCATTAAGAAGCAGTCCTCACATTAATAAGCATAGGAAATGCACGTTTATTTTGTTCTGACATTCCATAATAGAATGCAGCCTGTTGCCTGTTAGCATCTGGATCAGTAGCAGGGCCACCAGAATTAGATGATAGTGCAAGAGATGTAGCTTTATTAATTACATATCCATCATCAATCTCACATGTATCTGTGTCAGATGAAAGTAAAGCTGGCTTATCTCCTCCAGTAATCTTTAAAAGGTTATATCCCATATATGTAACACCATCAGTAGTAAATACTATCTGTCGTGCTTCTTTATCTATATGCCATAGATTATTAGGAACGGTTTCCCAAGTAATAGTGTCATTAGCTACCGCTCTTATATCATCTAGCCATACTGTACATGCACCTAAGTCGGAGTCATATTCTAATCCAACAGAGATAATAGCTGTATCTGTTTCTGGATTGGACAAAGCTATACGAACATAAGTCCATGTGTCTGCTGATAATGCAGGAACACTTAAAGTCTCAATAGGACTAGCACAACTAGCAGAATCATCGAGTAATATCTTTAAGTTTCCTGCTGATGTTGCAACGGTACTTTTAACCCAGCATTCAAGATAGTCATATCTACTTATATCTATACTGGTAATAGAATCAGTTGCTATATCTCCTGCAGACGCACCAACAGCAATAACAAACTTGTTACTACTTCCCTGCTTTCTATCTTTTGAATCTGTGGTTACAGTAAAGTCGGAGTCTACTGTTTCATCAAATGCAGCATCACATGTGTGAATGCTTTTATGTTGCATCTTGTCTCGTATTTGAATCTTATTAACCATCGCAAAGTCTGATGGAAGATCAAATCGTGAGTTATAACCATCTGAGTGTAAACTCAAACTTTCCTGTGGGTCATATACCTGACCTGTTACATCTAGGATAGCTTGGTTTATAAATTCATTGATAGCAGTAGGGTTATAAGGGTCATTCCATATTTCATATGTATCTCCACTAGCTACAGTAAAGCTGGCGTTCTGTTGAAACTGGATAGTGTTATTACTAGCGGTGTAATCATTAGCGAACTGTGTAGTCTGGGTAGTTCCGTCACTAGCATCTGTAACTATAACGATATTACCGTTATAGTTATCATCCCCTCCCCTAAAAGTATTAACATCAATTAAGGTGTTATTGGTTCCACCTGTAGCAGTACCAGTACTAATAGCACCAAGGTTATATCCGATAGATTGGCGAATTTGTTTTCGAGTCCTCTTCTGTATAACCAAAGCCAACTCCCATTAAGTTTTCTTCTTAGGGTCTTCCTTGTCTTCTAATTTCTTTTTAAGATCGTTAATTTCTTCATCTTTTTCTTTAACGATTCTTGTAAGTGTAACAATTTGTAATTGTTGTACTGCCACTGAATTATTTTTAAAGACTTCATTAATATCATCTAAGGTCGGTTCCATCATATATTAACTCCAGAATAATATATTTTGTTATTACTACTTTCTCTACGTTTTTCAGCGTACTCCTTAAATTCTTTAACAGTTTTTCCTAACTCCTTACGTTCTGCAACAGTAGGAGTTTTACCTTTTTCATTATATCTAATATCTTCAAGCCATTTTTCTAAAGCCTGAGCTGCCATATCTTCTATATAAGCAGGAGACATTGAAGGATCAGCAGGAACAATAGCAGTAGTAGAGCGTCCCGATACAGGGTCACTAAAGCTAAATGTATATAAAGTAATGGACTCCCCGGTTTCTGTATTAAACCCAGCCGTCCTCGTACTGGATAATTCAGACCCTTGAGGAGTCCATAGATCAAGCTCTCTCACTTCTAGAATCTAATCTGCAAGTCTACAAGAGAGTATTCTGTAGTAGCAGCTACATTTATAACTCCACCGATAAGAAATTCGGCACTTGAGTCATCTGCTATCACATCTACAGAACCATCTGTAGTAGAACCAGTCATAACATTTTTACCAACTACAACAGTTCCATTTGTAAGAACTGCTGCTGGCCCTGCTGTCTGATACCAGCCATAGTAACCAGATGTCTGGTCACAGGAAGGGATACCAACAATAACACCATCAATATCATTTACGTCCCATACTTCAGCACTATCATAGATTGACTTAGCAAGTCCTACTTGAGAAGAAGTAGTTAATGCTGTTCGTACTGTATCTCCATCAAAGAAGTCAACAGTAAGAGTAGCACTTGTGGCAGCAGTAGAATGATCACGTATACGCCATGACTGACCTTGACCATCCACATCATTTACAAACACATAACCATCTACATAGTCACCATCTGTTGTAAAGTCACCAGTGAATTTTCCAGAACCAGTAATAGCTGTAGTGCCACCATTGGTAATAGTAATCTGTGACTCACCTGCAGAAACGGCTGCAGCTATCGCAAGGTCTGATATATGATCAGCAGCGGTTGCTTTCATCATAGCAACCTTACCTGCGGTAATAGCTTCACCAGCTTTACCATAATAAAATATTCTTCCATCTGTCATTTCCATCTTAGTACCAAGGCGATGCTTCTTTCCAGAAGTCATTTCCTTATCTTGACCGGGAGAACCACCTACGAATGGGGGGAAAGCCATAACAAACCTCCTTATAAGGTTTAACTAAACAGGCTCATATGTCCTGCGATCCACCGATATTTATTTCCTGATATAACCTCGGCGTATCGATACAGTTATATCAGGCACTTTCCACAGGCGTATGCCTGTGTTGTATGTGCATTCTAAGTGAGGACGCTATCGCAGCAGGAGTTTCCCCCTTTGGCTGAAAATCGCAGTGGTCACAATTATTCGATAGCGTCTCCGTTGTACGTTCAGTACACCACTGGCACTCACACTCTTCACTTGGAGGCCATGTAAAAAGACCGATACGAGATTTACGCAGAACATAATCAGGACTGCCGGGAACATTTTCTACATATGTCCCAACCTCATCCATCAATTCACCCTCTACATTATAAGAAGGTTTATGCCTGTAGAGCCTTGTCTTGGGTTGCCATCCATCGACATAATCCATGGAATATCCCAGACTAGCAAGCTCTGCTTTCTGCTTATTTCGTTCAGTCATTCCTACCATAACTACTCCTAGTTATTAGTTGCTAGAGCAGCTACATCAAATGTAATACCTGCACCACGAGTATCGTCAAGTTCAAATACACCGTAATCACTCGTCATTACAACTTCAGTAGCTCTAAGAGATGCATCTCTCTGTCGCTCTGTATTTGTTACTACAGAGTTAAGAACAGCCATTGCACCTTTATCGGCTATTACACCAATACCATCACCAGAAGAGTCTTCTACTATGTTACCGTCCTCAAATATAGGGACGTTATTCATTGGTCGTAGACCACTCCAGAAATTACCAAGCAGGTCTTGTGACCAGCCTTCGGGGATTGCTGCTGAACCAGAAGAGGCTACTACAGCAGATTCTTTAGAGAGATATGCCACAGCATTAGGATGATGCAGTATATATATCTGGCTACCAAACAGGTTAGCTTTTGCATAAGCAATAACAGCCTGTACGTTACTAGCCTTCATAAATTTAGTAGCAGCACCAAGTTTGGTTCCACCATTAAGATTTGTATATAGAGCAAGAACATCAGTATCTTTCTTTCTAGCCATAGCAGCACCAAGCTGCTTACCGATCATGGTAAAGACATTCTCTGCCATTTGTCGGATTAACTTATCAGTAAGAATAACCTTGGCTCCTACCTCACTAGAGGTAAGGTCTACCGTGGTCATCTTGATATCCTCATCATCAACCATATCAATACCATCAGTCAGGTCTGACATTGCCATCTGACCAACTTTAGGTACAGTCACCTGCTTTGATCCTTTCGGAAGGGTGAACTGTTCAATAAGAGCCATTGCTGGAGCATTATGCTCTTCTGTATATCTAGCGGTACTTATAATAATTTTTTGGGCATTCTCCAGATTGCCTGTTGTTGCTGTCTGAGCCATTGGATACTCCTACATTACATTCCTTGAAGTTTTTTAACTGCTGCAAGAGCAGCAGGAGAACGATCACCCTGTAGATAAGCATCAAGCATTCTTTGGTCATTCGATGCGTTTGCAGCAGGAGCCGGAGAATTATTATCAAGTTGCTGAGGTGGTACTTGCCCCCTCTTTAATGATTCTATCTCTGCTGCCTGTTTTGCAATAGTAGATTGGGTCTTTGCCATAGCTTCCATCTCTTGAGGAGTATTAGCTCTCTCCAAATTTGTGAGATCATCTATACCAAGACCATACTGTTTTGCAAAATGTAATGCTGCATTACGCTTACCTTGAGCAATCTGTATTTCCTGTTGCCTCTGCTGTTCCCCTTGAATCTGGCCAACTCTATTCTTAAGATGGGACATAGTTTGATCTTTGGCCTCAGTTTCTGATAGCCCCTGATCAACAAGTCTCCGCTCCATAGATAGAGCTTCCTCTTCAAGTCCTCGTACTAATTGATTCTGCTGCATTTCTATGCGTTGCTGTTCAAGTTTTGCCTGTTCAGCTTGCAATGAAGACAGATCAGAATTTGGTACGGATGGAACTTCAGGAGTGACTTCAGTGTTAGCTACAGGAGTATCATCTGTAGGTACTGTAGTATCGCTTACTTCCTGTTCCGCAACTTCCGTTCCTTCTAATGGGACAAGATTCAGTCCCTCATCAGGAGTAGGATCAAACTCTGGTGAATCAGTTATATTAGTATTATTGGTAACCATATATACTCCAGATATATATTATTCTATAGCTATACGTGTATCACGCAGTAACCATATTTTCAAATCTTCCTCTGTAATTCCATATTTGTCAAATACTTGATCCCAATTACCTCTCCCTCTTAATACTTGCATACGTAAGTTATGTGCCTGTTCATATTCAAATTTTGTTTCACGTTTTATCATCCTCTGAATTGGTTCTGGATGCTTTGTATTATTTATTTCCATATTAATAATAGGTTTAAAATTCTCATAAGAAGTTCCATCAGGAAGTGTTTTTGTATAGAACTCTCTTTGTAATAACTCTAACTTTTCTGAAGAAAATCCTGAGCTAGTATCTGCCAAATCATATAGTTCATACCATTGGCTCATAACAAATTTTGATGGATCATCTTCATCATACTCAACATCATCTTGATACATTTCATACTGACGATTTAGATAAAATCTTTCTCTTGAATAGTCTTCTTGTATCTTATAATAATGACTCATAAATGCAGCTCTAGACCTATCTTCTATTCCGAATTTTCCAGTCCTATTATCGTAATCATCAATTAATTTCCACTCTTCTTCAATTCTACGATTATCTAAATCTTCAAGAGCATTCCAGTATTCTGCATAACGATCTCCTCTTTCTAGTCGTTCTCGTTGAATAGGTTTTAATTTATCAGCAATGACTAGTCTTAGAAGTTTTCTCTCAAATGCATACATATCATCATAAGATATACCTACAACGTCACTAGCAAACTCGTTAAGAATTGCCCTAGACCCCTCTGGGTGTGTTCTCCATCCACTAAATTCAGCAATGCCCCTCAGACTTTTATCTATAGAATCACCTGCTTCTATCAAAGAATTCCTTGCCCACATTGGCCCCATGAGTGGCGTAATCATATGCTTGCCAACTGCTTTGGTAGTATCCCACATACCCATCCCATCACCATATATCTTGTCTCCCATATAGGTACTTCCTACTGATCCAGTTATAATTGCTCCGGGGAAATAAGCAAGCTGTCCTCTTATCCATCTAAAATAAGGATTGTCCATAGTTATATTCTTAGGACTTAATGATTCCCAGTCATCATTCTGTATTGCATATCCAATCTGTCCAAATAATCGAGTAACAGACCTTGCTTTACCACCAAGTCCAAGTTCTGAACCTCTAATATTTACAGACATATAGTTAGGATGTGTAGGAGTAAGACGATTTACTATCTCATCTAGGTCTTCTCCCTGTGAAAAAGCTCCTGCTACAACAAGCATCGCAAAGGCAGCATGGGTACGTGCAATAGCTCTTCGTGCCAGTTGAGATCGAAGATTATAATCAGTACTAATTTTTCTGCCAAATCTAGGTAATCTCGCTTCTGGTCGAAATGCATCAATAATTAATGATCCAACTGCTCTTGTATATTGAGATGCTAAAAGAGTTTGTCTTTCTATTTCTCTTTGTTTAGCACTAACACCTAGAGTTTTAACAGGTTGTAAACCACGTACTTCATTAACATAATCTGATAACTCTTCAATTTTCTGAGGACTAGTTGCTAAATGATCAAATGCTTTTAATAGTTGTATTCCTGCTCCATCTAATGCTCCTGTAAAACTTCTCATAAATGGTTGGTATGGAGCCTGTAATATTTTTGATCCTACTCTTAAAGGTGTAAATCTAGAATATCCAGCTCTATGTAGCATTTCAATATAATCTGTATTTTCTGTACCTCCACCTACAGACATAACTACTTTAGGATACTTGGCTAATAGTTCTTGATTTTCTGCAATCTGTTTATATTGAAACTCAGGATTAAATAGTGATGCAGTAAATCCTTTTAATAGACCCCCGAAAACTCTAGGGTTACTAAGTGATTCACCTATAATAAATTGTCCATGTATAAGAAATACAGATGCATCAGCACTTAGAGAGAAGAACTTAAATGCTGCGTTAAGTGGTCGTGATGCTCTTAGTACCTGAGCAAAGCCACTTTCAAATCCTGTTTCATTACCTATAATTTCTTTAGTAAGATCAGCAGCTATCTCTCGTCCTGTCTTTCCATTTGCCCATGCTGGTTGTTCTTCTGTAAAAATCTTTCCTCTTAATATGGGTAGGTCGGGAGTAACACCTTCATAAGCATGAGGAGTTCTAGCTTCTTTACCTGAATCAGCAAATGCTTTTTGTTTTTCTGCTGCTTCTGCAGATGCTGTCTGGAGTAATCCTCCCTGTTTTCTTCTACTACCGGGAGTAGTTCTACCACCTACAACATCAATTAAACTATCTATCAATCCATCTCTTGGCTCCATCAATATAGAACGTGCTGACCTAGAGAATGTATATTGAAATCCTTTACCTTCTTTAAAGTTTTTATATGCTTCAGTAAAAGCAAACTTTTTAAAGGCATGACTTTGCTTTGCCTTAGCTAAAGCTCTTGATAATTGATAAGGTACTGGTTGACCTGCTAACTGTAATGCTTGTACCTGTGATTCAAGGCTAAGCATCTTAGCGAATATATCTGCAATCATAGCCTTGGTAGGGGTAAAGCTAATAGGCTGTCCTGCAGCTTTATGTCCTGCATCAATTAGATGCTCTAAAGTTATTCTGGATATTTCATCTAAGCTACCAGCAAACTTAGGAAAGTTTGCCTTTAATGATCTAAGAGTTGAAGGATGTATATTCTCCCCTCTCTTAGTCTGTTGTAATTGTTTAAGTAATGCCTTGGTATTTTTTAGATTCCTACTGGCAATATCACGTTGTGTTTTAAGAGTACTTAATGCTCCAGATGTTCTTGTATATACTAAATTACCATCTATATATTCTTCCCATCTTTTAGCAGCTACCTTCTTATATGCAGCATTTAAGTTTAAACCTAATGCTTCTTCTTCTGTAAGATATCTATATCCATTTTCTATGGCCTCTTCCATAGTTTCAAACTTACGTGCCTTTTCAAAACTAGCTCTTGCTCCGGGCCTACGAGCAGTACCCATATTAATAGTATCTAGTACTGTTCCATCATCAGATAACTTTGCAAACATACGGCGACCAGCATATACAATCCCAGCTCCCTCATCTTCTGGAAGAGTACGTATATCTATACCTTCCGCTTTAAGCATAGCTAGTTTTGCACGTTCAATAGATTCTGCTGCACGAATCCAACGTGTTTGATCTACAGTTAATAGATTTCTCCACTTAGAATCTAATGGATTAGACCTAATATCATTAACATTAAATCCTTCTAAAAGTCCTCCTCCTATTCGTCCAGTTGAATCGAATCCACCAAATACCTTTTCGCTTGATCCAAGTCTTAATAAATTAGATAGTGCATGTACAGTAAGGTTTTCTCCATCTGCTTCTAATTTTTCCATAATATAAATAGATTTAAGAAGAGGATTTTTTTGTCCAGCAGTAGGGCTTACTGCTTTAAAGATTGATCTAAATGGCTGTATTCTTGCTAATCTTTCCCATCCATCTAGTCTTGAACCTACTGTTATTGCAGTATCTATATCTGATATAGATGTAAGTAAAGGAACTGTATATACTGCATCATCAAAATGTTCTGCTTCCCACTTTTTAAATTCATCCCAAGGAAGTTCATTAATGGCCTTCTGTCTATCATTTATAGATGCTCTTTCTCCTGCAAATCTTCTATCATCTGCTCTTTTAAATAAACGAGTTTGTACCAAGGCATGATCAGCCAGACCATCTAGGTTGACACCCTTTATAGAACTTTCAATAGGAGGTGTTCTGATAACACTGGTGTCATAACCAAAGTATCGAAGGGCATTATCAATATCTTGTGCAGGAACATTTGCACGTATATATGCTTCTGTAGGACGACCAACATCTACAACCTCATCTAGAAATTCCACTAGCTTAGGGTTCATTTTCTCTGCTATAGAAGTACCTCTTATAGCATTGTATATATCTCTAATCCAAGCTAAGAATCTATCAAAGGTAGGTTTTAATCCTGTTTTATATCTACCAGTAACTATGTAATTTTCAAAGGCATTTGCAAATACTTCTTCAGCATCTACAGTCCACATATTTTTATTAGGCAATGCATCAAATTCTGCATCCCCCATAATAATTCTACCTACTTTTTCTAGCTCTTCATAACTTAGCTCTCTACGAAATATGTGACCAAATTCATGTACAAATGTAGGAAAATCTTTTGCATCAGCTATTCGTACATATGCTTTACCATCAGAAGTAAAGTCTACTAATCCAAGAATTTTCCCTTTACCGTTAATATCAGGTTTGATCTGATGCTGTCTGATAGGAACATCTCTAAGAATATCTCCAAGAGTTTCATATCTATTTTCTATTTCTTTACCATTAACCGTTTTTAATTTAAATGGAATTTTCTTATTTAAATCTAGATAGTTCCAATCCTGTCCTTCTTCTTCCAAGTCTCTAGCACCTATCTTTAATCCAGAGCTTGCGTCTGTAATTTCCTGATCTGGAATAGATACACCTTGTAATCTTCTATCAAACAAATGTGCCTGATGTCCAAGTGCAGTGATGATATTAGATTCATCACTGCCATGTGCTAACCCAAATCTAGATAGTCCCTGCCATTCAATTAAATCTGCAAGACTTGTAGGAGGATATATAGAATATTGTGCAACAGCTCCAAATGGTTCCTTAATAGGATTTCTATCTATCCTATCCTCTAACATCTTAAGACTTCTTAATGCATCTTCAAGAAGATGTCTTTCTTTAGATGTGCTTCCAGTAGTTTGATTTGGAAACCTTTTATAGAATGTTTGTAGACGGAGTAACTCATCTTCCATATTTTTAATAAGATCAGGAAGTTTATCTGCATTAAAATTACGTAGAGCTTCAACTAACGTATCATCTGAACTATTAGTAGATAATATTTCATAAGGAAAAGGATCAGTACCATCCATCCTAGTTTCAGGTACAAGAACCTTTCTTCTAGATATAAATGTTTTTCCTACATTTATGGCAGATACTCCACTTAGATCATATCCGTTCTGTTTGAGTATCCCATTAATAGATTTGGACATTTCAAGAGCCATGCTTCCCTTATCTTCTATAAATTTATAGGGATAATAAGGCGCACCAGCAGGATATCTTTCTTTAATAACATCGGCTGGTGACCATAGAAGTCCGGGTTTATTCTCTAGTGCATTTTTTTGTGCCATCAGCCGAAGCATTGCTCCTTCTGCTGATTTAGCAAGCCATGAGTCTTCAGGAATTTTAGCTTTTCGATCTGTATTAGAATCAAAAATTCTTAATACTTCATCTATTACTTCATCTTTTGTATCTCTATCTTTGACAAGAATATCCTGACTTCTTGGCCCATCTATAGCAGACCATGTACCATCTTGATTTTCTACAACTCGTATACCCATTCTGCCTGTTTCTACATCTGCTCTTGTATATATAGTTGATTTTGGTTTTCCTGTACGTAAAGCTATACCAGTATAAGAAACATCTCCAGAATTACTAACAGTTCGTCCTGTTACAGTTCCAAAGATTTCATCAAATATATTGAATTTAAATGATTGTCTAAAATCTCTTAGAGAATAACCGAAGTTCAATACATCTCTTGCAGTTCCCCATGTAAGTTGTGAGGGATGGGAGTATGCTGCTTGCCTTTGAGTAATATCAGAAAATTTAGGAATTATTTGCTGAAACTCTGCTGCCTGTTTCCTTATAGGCCTTACTTGATCTAATACTGGATTTGATCCAATAATAATTTCTATTGTTGGATGTACATTTCTTCTTGAATCAGTTAAACGTACATGAATAAATACTTGATCATTGTCTGTTGGAGAAGTACGCATTTTAGGAACAGCAAATGCATCTGATGCAAATTGAACTTCTTCACCAATAGCCTGTGCCATAGGTTTAAATTCATCTGTATCTTCGATAAATAAAATATCTCGCCGATTCATTCCATAAGTAGCAGCATTAGCTCTTTCGTTTGCAATTGCAGCAGTCTTGCGAGTACTGGGTGACATTAATGCTGTCTCAGCAAATTCATCTGCATTAAATGCAAATGCTACTTCTTTTATTACAGGAGTATCATCTGCTCTACTAGCAACTTCCAGTATTTCATCTGATTGTCTATATCCCAGTTCAGATAATTTATTAATAATAAGGTTGAACTGACCTTCTAAGTTCTGTTGTCCTATCTGATCTCCAGCACCAATAACATTAATAGATCGTTGATATTCTCCTTGAAAACTTTTATTACCTAGATTTATAAATCTACCCCATTGAGGATCATTTACTACATTAAATGTATTGGTATAATCTGGCTTTCCACTTTCTTGAGTTAAGTTTGTATGTCTGAACGTGCCAGTATAATTACCACCCCTATCCTGTCCTCTCCAGAAACTAAATACATCAGTTTTTTCCTGTAATAATCCGATGAATATATCTGGGTTATTTATTCTTTGAGAGTTTATTGATGCTAAATGATCAAACTGTTGTTCTCCAATTCCTGTTGTTAAAAGAATTGATCCATCTGTATCATAAAAAGCTCTCTCAGATATACGAACATGTCCTATAAGATCATTATGAATATCATAATTACTTCGCCAATCTGGGTCTGTAACCTGACCTGATAATGGAATATTCCTACCAGATATTGTTTCTTCTGGTACAGCAGTATAGTGAGTATATGTAGTTCTAAATCGTTGTCCTGTATTTAATGGATCATATATTGCATCTATATTAGAACGATTAAATGTACTTCTATTACCAAGAGTTTCTGTAAAATCAAACCCTAATAAAATAACTTCATCATTCTTGTTATATCCGGGGCTGACTAATTTAAAATCTCCATGTGGATAATCTACAGGATGAGAATAAAGATCAAGTGCTTTATGCATAACAATATGCATAGAGTCTGCCCTAGAACGATTGATTAATTCATCCCAAGGTACTACCGTACCATCTGGTAAGTCTTCTACCCATGACCTTATGCCCATCATATCTATATCAGGTTTGCTAAGTCGTAGACCTACATCTAAATTTCTCTGACTTCCGCTATATCTTTGAATATCATGAACTTCTAAAATGTCATCTAGTAAATTCCGTTTTGGTATACCATCTTTATTAGCCCATTGTCCTTTTGAACGCTCAAGTTCAAATACTTCTTCTAGATTACTTTTAAATATAGGAGCAGATAACTGTGGTGTATCTTCAATAGCTTCACTCGCAGACCTAATTCCCAGCTCATCACCACCACCACGTTTAAAATATATTTTATTACCACCGGGAATAAGTAAATTATCTATTTCAAAATATTTACCAGTAGTATCATTTCTATATATTCCTAGACTACTGTCATTCGCTCCTGCAACAAGACTTATATTTTCAAATGCCTCTTCTGGATTACCATATTTAGTAATTGATTTATTAGCTATAGCATTGGTAAGAGCTATTGCTGCATCAGGTTCTGCACCAGTTTGCTTAATAGTATTTAATATATTAATTACTGATTCATTATTTATATGATTCTGATTAAATGTAGGATTTTCAGAAAAAACCCATGCAAGTTTTTTATAATCAGCATGTGTTAATGCTTTTATAATAGGTCTAAAAGATGGTGTTGCTATTCGTACCTGTCTAATACCCTGCCTAAGATGGGGCTTTAAAGCACCACTTAATGCTGCTGCTCCCGGAATAGTTAATTCCGCTGGCATAGTTATAGTATCAATTATATCTTCTGCTTTGGTTTCAGCATATACACCCATAGCATATGTTTCTGATGTACCAAGAGTAGAAACTCCACCTGCTATACGTCCTAAAATAGTTGCAGGTAATGCAGATAATCCTTCCTCAGATGCAAATCCAGAGTCATGTACAGATCGTCTTATATCCTGAAAAAACTCTGCTCTATTAATAGGGCCAACTACTTCTGTACTTGGAACATCTTCATACTTCGTAAATACATGATGCGTATATGCTTTACCTTCCCAAGAACCTGCCTGTTTTGCAGCAGTTTCTGATTCAAACTCAGAAGGAATAACTGTATCTTGTTTATAATCAGGATTCTTAATTAAAAATTTTATTCTATCTTCGTTGCGTTTCCAACTTATAGGATCAGTCTTTTCCCAGCTTGGAGGTAAATCAAATATAATAACACTATCAACTCTTTGTTTAGCAAAATATTTTTCCCATAATGTATCTACAGGACTTATATTTGCCTTAGTAAGTAATTCTTTTGCTTTATCACCACTTATATTAAAGACAATAGGTTCGTCTATAGGTTTGTTTATCTCTTCATCCCAGTCTAGGTTAAGTTCATTTAATAAAACATTACCTTGGGTTTTAGTAATATCAGTATCAACTGGAGCATTCCAAGCTGATCCCGGTTCATAAGCACCAACTATTAATCCTGCAGAACGCTTATATTGTTCATCTGGAATATCTAGGAAATCCCCAATAGCAGTTCCACGAATAGGATTCCATAGTGGAGATGTTTCGCGTTGAGTAGCAGTAGTACGTAAAAAGGATTTAACAGTTGGTTCTAAAAAGTTATCCCATGTTATATCTTTTGTCTTGCCAAGTGTATCTTTTAGAAAGCTACCATAACTTGAAAAACCCCCGATTGAGGTTACCATGGTTACCTCCTAAAAATATATTGATCTAGTTCGGGGATTAAATTGAGATGTGAAGTCTCCACGCATTGCAGGTGGTAAGGATGTATATCTATCTGTCCAATCATAATCACCAAGATAATCAGTAAAACCCATCTGTCCTATTTCTGGAATAGATAAAGCTCCCTGTTCTCCAGAAGCTCCCTGTCTTAATGCAGAACCAAGTGTACCAAGATACTGGTTATATACATTTTGAAACTGGTTCTGATAGTACTGTTGCTGGGAAGGAGATGATCCCCAATCAGACTGATAACTATAATAAGCTGCTCCGGGCGATTCCTCAAGAATTGCCATATAAGGATTAGTATCTTCTCCTAACCAAGAAGACCAAGGATTATTATCAGCCATCTAAATTCCTAAGCTGTTGGTACGGCTGCTGGAAGATTAAATTGTTCCCATAGTCCCGGCGTACCTCCACCTCTTTGCTGTGCCCAGTTCAAGAATGATACAGGTGTACCCTGAATATCCTGTGCAGGTACTGCACCTGAATAATAAGGATTCATCTGGTAGTTCTGATATATATTAGACAATACGTTTCCTATCTCTCCACGTAATGCTCTAGATGTACCAGCCATTATAGGAGCAAATGCCAATGCTCTCTGTCGTGCTTCAGCATTTTCATTTGCAGCACCAAATCTCTGTCTAATTAATTCCTGACCAGCATCAAAGGTTCCACCACCAACAGTACCAGTAGCAGGAGCATTAAGTGCTGCCGTAATATCTGCAGCCCTAGTCTGCCATTGTGCAGCACTAAGAGGTGATTGACCTTGATTTAGCCATGATGTAAATGGATTAGCAGCACCACCATATAAATCAACGCCTCCAGAAATAGGATTACTCATATACTGTAACTGCTGCCAAGGAGCCATTTGCTGACCATATCCGTATGCAAGAGGACTGCCACCAAACTGGTTTCTAAGCCACACATCATACTGTGTGCCTTGATCTACCATAGGTTGGAACCCTTCTAGTAAAGCATCTCCTATAGCCATATTACTCTCCTATAATCTAGTAGCATCTTTAGAGACTGTTGGTGTATATGCATCTTCAAATACTTGATCTGGTACTAATCCAAAGAACTTCTTTTCTCTGACATATTCTAACCAACTTTGATCTGGTCGTCTATTTGGCTGTACCTGCCAGTTAGAATATAGTGTTGATAATACACTAGCCATCTCATTTTTCAAGACAGGAGAAGTGTGTTCAAGTATAGGTAATGCTGCAAGTTGTTGCTGATTTAATTCAGCATTATCGTCAAGAGCATATCGTTGTTTCCATAATACTCCTCTAATAGCATCTTTAGAACTTTCACTAGTCACATTAGCATAAACACCTGCTGGGCTATTCATTGCTCCAATAACTCGATCAATATTATAGATTAAGTTTCCACCTTTTAATGGTGAATAATCTTTTAAGAAATCCCAGTATGCATTTCCTTCCTGATCACTTAATGCAATACCTGTTCCATCAGCATCACCCATAAAAGTATCAGGTGATGTAATTTCATAATCTGCCTGTACTAAGAATTGTCCCTGTGCAGTACGTAATAATGGATTCTTAGAAAGTCCCTGTTCAATAACATGTTGATATAGACCGGGACTATCTATTCCCATCTGTGTATTTATAAATCCACGATAGGTATCTCCCCATCCTAATTCTTCAAAAGGTTCCCAGTTTCCTCCAAGTCCTGTTCCTCCACCAGTATCCCAAGGTACTCCTGATGCTCCAGAGGGCAGACCTAACTTTGGCTCTCCCTCTAATTCTGGATCAGGGGTAGCCCCACCAGATATATCCTCTCTTAGCATTGCAAATATTTGTTTTGCGTTAGGATCATTTTGTGATCCCCAATCAAAAGTAGATCCCATATCAAACTTCTGCATTCCTGCAGATTCCCAGTCAAAGTTTGGATCGTTCTGAGCATCGAATAATGCTTTTTGTTGTGATCTTGGTAAGTTACTAAACCATCCCCATAATGGGCCAGACATCTGATCTTGAGGCATATACTTAGTAGGAGCTTCGCTACTATCATCACCGGGAACAGGATCAGCACTGATACTAGTAAGAATCCTCGCACCACCACCAGTATCACCAGCACTGGCTGACATTAAACTTGCACCACCACCAGACATTAATCTAGCACCACCAGTATCTCCAGTAGAAGCTAACGTAGCAGCTATATTATCTACTGGAGCAGAAGCAGGAGCAGGAGAGGAATCTCGACCCATATCAAGAGGGGTATTAAAATCTACTGTTCCATCATCTGCAATTCTATATGTTGTCTCAGTATTAGGATCATAATACTGGCGAGAATATGGATTGTAATTAGCAGCATGACCAGCTTGCATACGCTGTCCAGTACCCGGACTTGCAAGTTCTTCAGAAGTTAATGGAGGGGGATATCTCCTATAATCTTCGGGAATATTAGGAAGAATATCTCTATAATAATTAGACTTCTTCCATGTGCCGTAGTCTTCACCTATAACGTCAGCACCCGGTTGAGTTAATACATCTTCATGTAATAAATTGCCATCAGTATCCCAAGTACGTCTAACTGACTGACCAGATTTATTAGTTGTAGTTGTCCAGTATGCCATTATCCACCTCTGGGACTAGCTAATCCCAGTCTTCTAAGAAGTTCTTCATCTGACTGTGCCCCCGGTCTTGGCTGTCCCTCAGGAACATTAGGCCCAGCCTGTGGAGTAGGCGTAGGTGGTGGTACTCCCATCATTGCATTAGGCATAACGCCCGGATTTGCGGTTGGGGGGCCACCCCCTCCCTGTACTGGAGTACTACCGTTTGGAGATGGCCCCGCTTGTGGCATCATACTTTGCATACGCATCATCTGCTTTTGTTGAAGCAGATGCATCAGTTCACCATAATAGAACTGAGCCAGATCGGGTCGTCCCCTATTTTCCGTAGCTGATAATAGTGTCCATAAACTAGCTTCTGGTAGAACTCTTTCTGCCATCTGCTCTTTAATTGAATCTTCTATAGAGTCTGCATCCTGTAAGCCTAGTATCTTATCTCTTACATATATATCAGACAGTAATGGAGTCGGGCCTTCTCTTGCCATTTGAGCCATCGACATCCTAGACATATCATCTTCGGGGAGTTGACTAACTATTCTTATCTCAGGCATACCTGCCATATGAATAGCATCTGGCTCTACTGTTTCAGAAAAGTACAATCTATTCTTATCTCTACCCGATACACTGATTGGATCATATGCACCACTGCCATACTGATCGCATATAAGCATTGTGATCTGCTTATATGCATCTTCCATAGCTGTAATTCTGGGAGAAAGAATAGTATCAATACCCTGTCTAAGAGTATTAATAGCAAATCCACTTAACTGAAACTGTAGGTCACCATATACAGAATGAGGAATAGCACCACGCTGTATCTCTCCAGCGACTAATCCCATGAAAGCACCTGTTTCCTTGGCTACTTCCATCAGTCCCAGAGGCTGTACATCTTCACCTTGACCAAGAGCTACCTCAGCTCCTGCCTTGTAAGGGTCTTCATCTAGAGTCTTTTGTCCATCTCTAGAGACAATCTTGATGCCCTGCTTACGAGAACGAGCTACCATTTCCATCATTACAGACATAATGAAGTTATGATTCTCGTACAGACCCCTGTTATTAGAAAAAACAGACTCCCCATATTCAGCTATAGTATCTTTCCTAGTTTGATTATCTATATTCTGAATAAGAGGCTGTGGGCCTACCATGCCAATAAATACTGGAACACGATCAGCACCATGTACGGTAGCTGGTTTTAATATTCGATCCTGTGTAGTAACAATATTATGTTCACTATCATAGAAGTCATAGACTTCTATAGGTAATTCACTATCTTGTTCTACTAAATCTATTCCATATTGGCTTAATATCTCACCTTTTGTCTTATTGACTTTATAGCAAGCCCAGTCTAATCCTTCTTCGCCCTCACACCAGTAAGTGTGCATAGCATCCCAAGGGGTAATATCGATCTGTGTTTTATTTTCGCTGTCCTTATGAAGTAATGCTCTACCTGCATACCATCCACGTAAAGATATAAACCAAGCAAGTTGTTCACGTAGACTTGGTTGAAGTCTACGTCTTAGTCTTTCATCTGCACCTGTAAGAACTCCGATAAGAAATTTTTCTTTCGCATCATTCATCTCACGCTGGTCACGCACATTCTCAACATTGGGAATACGAATAGTAAGTTCTGCAGATGCCAGCCAAGATACTATCTTGTCGGCATATGTTCGTGGTTCATTGGATGTATATGATTCATATCCATCTCCTGCGTCATAAGAAGAAAGAGTATATAAATCATAGTCTTCCTGCATCCTCTCTCTAAAGGGATAGGTCGAATCATGATGATCTTCTATAAGCTGTGTGATCTGATCTGCTGTTCTGGCTACCAATGTTTCACCATAATCTTGTTGCGGTTAGCAACATATCCATAACCAAACTGATTAACAAGGCCATATATCAGAGCTTTAATGCCATGATTATACTTATCCTGTGGCGTTTGTCCTACTATTGCACCATCTTTGTCCATCTTCCAGACATAAGCACGAGTCTGACCGTCAAAAGGATTAGCTACTGCACCAAATTCTGATAGCAAACCCCTGCATTTGGTGTCAATATGCAGTCTAGGATACCCTGTAATGGGGTCAACTTTCAAAAAACTCTTCAATCTTTCGGTTCCATCATTGATCTGAACCTTCTCAGAACTAAGATATAGCCCTGTTTCTGCCATCCAAATCTCTGCTGGAGCTGGCATTGCCTGATGTTGATACCCTGCAATGTCTATTACGCCGTACTGAACGTCCTTCCACCAAGGTTTTGCCAATGCTTTTTCAATAATTTCCTCAGTTACCAGTCCTATTTCATAGATTTCATCGAATACTCTTACGACATCATCTACTATTTGTACCGCCTCCAGAGCATAACCCCCAGCGTAACCGGGATCAATCCAAATATGCACAGGCTCACCGGGGATGTAATCAACTTCCGAAGCGTGTATGGATGCCCTGAACTCATTGAAGACAAGTCCTCTAGGCGGAACTGGCCTTCCCTCAATACGTTCCATAAAGAAATCATCGCTTGCTACCGCCTCCAGTCTTCTTATTTCAGGATCATTACGACCACCGGGATATAAATGAAAATTTGAGTAGCTAGGCAGAGAAAAGCTCTGTTCATCTCCTACTCCTGATTCCCACGCACTATAAGTCTGTGGATACCACCCAAGAGAACTTTCAAACGTGCCACCAAGGAATAGCCATCCTGCTTTCGGGGCACACCTTCCACGGAGCCTGTAGAATGTTTCCAGATCAAGCTGTGACGCTTCACAGCCAACAATACCATTGGGGGCACGCATGGCGAGTGTTCGTGGGTCTTTGGCTGACTTGGTTTCGATCCTTGTCCCATCTGACAAAACAATCCTACCCGGATCAACACGCTTACTTACCTCAGCCAAAACACCTAACTTCGCAAAGTCCTCGGAAAGATATTCAAACTCTGCCCTAGTCCGCTCGTAGTCCGCTGCTACGAGCCAGTAAAGACCCGGACTCTCATCACGCATAAACTTCTGCAACAGGAACTTCGATGCCACCATCGACTTCCCTGCTTGCTCCCCACCAGCCACAAGAATAAACCTCTTGTTAGAATCGAGTATCTTACTCTGCAGCTCCGTAGGATGGAAATCTACTAGGTCATATAACTTCTCCGCTACCGCATCCACTTAATACTTCTTCTTAGTCATTACTAGCTTCTTACCAGTTTTCTTAGCAGCTTTCTTAGCCTTAGCAACAGTTTTATATTTCCTCTTTCCTACCTTGGGCATATATGACTCCTATTCACCGTCCAGAAGTTTCATTCCTAAAGCAATAATACCACCAGTACATCCTGTCACCACAGCTATATACTGCTCCCCATCCCTCAACAATGCCACTGTACTCACTAACCCCAAAGTAAATATAGCTAAAATAATCTGTGGCCTTATCTTCTTAAAAAAATCTTCCATCGCATCCTTCTTTTTCGGAGGTATCCAACTGGGACTATTCACTTCTTTCCCTTCTTATGCTTTTTACCACACCCACATCTCTTACACATATATCCCCCTTTTATATATATTAATCTGTCAGAGGTTACCCACCACACAAATACAAAAACCTAAGCCATACCCCCCTTCTTGTTCAAGATATCGTTTACTTGATCTATAGCAGATTTCTCTTCTACCTTCTTACTCTCTACTACTGGAGTCTCCTTAGCCAACTTCCTGATCTCAGACAATATACCTTTAGCAGTCTCATCTACTGGAGCAGACGACTGTTTATACTTATTCGGAAGATTAGCATTTAGCAATGCTATCAGCAATACAGGATTACTCTTAGCATCTTGTAACCTCACTCTCTCTAATGCAAGTTGTTCTAGTCCCTCACAGAAAGCAAGATCAGCCTCTTCATATCTCTCCTCAAACTCTAAGTAGTTATCCCTAATCCAGTTACTTATAGAAGACTGACTAACACCAGCATATGTTGCTGATACGCTCTTACTCCTAGTCTCTGAATAGCACTTTAAGAACTTACTTTGTTTACGGTACGTTTTTCTCTTACCTAGACTTAGTTTCTTTATATCTATACTCACTTTGTCTATACCTCTTATAGTAATTACTTATTATATATATATATCTTAGTAGGTTATTATACTGGATATAGTCGGTTCAGATGGATTTGTCAACTTTTGTAGCTACTCAGTCACAAAACGGATTTGGTCGGGTCGATGCCGATGGTTCCCCCTTAAAGAAAGATCATTCAAATCCCCCTCCCTTCTTTCCCCTCCCCACCATCTACCCCACCAAGATCAGCATTCTCCCATCCCTCATCCTTCATAAGTCAAGGGACGGTCGGTTCCCTCCCTATGAATCCCTTGACTTATGGGATGATGGGATGGGTAGAACGGCGATGTCGATTCGATTTGATCCGCCGAGTCGGCAAAAACAAGATGGATCAGGGAGAAAAAAATGGCAAAATCAGCCAAAGAAGAGACAAAGCTAAGTATTCCTGAGTTCTTAAACTGGTGGTTCAATCCCAAGAATGGGAAAGTAGATTATAAAGTTAAAGTTACAGATAAGAAACCTACTTCTCCGACTTTTGGAAAGCAGATAACAGTAACAGTCAGAGGATTTCATGCTGTTAATTCTGGATGTAATGACTTGATTCGTAAATACTACGGTGTTAAAGACATAGTAGCATTCTGGGATGATGCTAAGTCAAAGAAATTAGTCACTACCAAGCCTGTTAAAGGTGGAGTAATGGTCTATCCCTACAGTGCTAGTAGTTCAGATAGTAAAGTAGCTAATCTCATGGAAGAGATGGGAATATAATCTTAAGACCTGAGCAAGTCTTTAAACTGCTCCAATGAAATAAATAAATAACAAAAAAAAAAAAAGAAGAAGTAAATACAATGAAAGTCTTAGTAACTACAGTAACAAAGTCCTTACAAACTGGACAAATATTTTGTAACTATATGAATACAGCCTCTAGCACTCTGACTGAGACTAGGCATAATCCTTCGGGTCAAACGCCTCATCAGCTATGGCAATCTCTGAAACATCAGCAGTATCTAAGGGACAGAGATCATATAAACTTTAGTGCTACGATGAAGAAAATCTTGGAGGAACTAACATGACTGGCTACTACCTAATACATATAAACACTAAGACTGATGATGAACAGGCAGAGATGAGAGATACTCTAACAGCTATGATCATAGAGGCAGAGGAACAAGGCACTATTAACAGTAGCCGTATTGGTGTATGGAGTACTTTTGGTAGTCATGCAAGGAACAGAGTATTTATAAGCGGAGTACTAGATCAGGTAGAAAGCTACGAGTCGATGGGCTACGATAAAACACAGACATTCCAGAAGAAGTAAATACCATAAAGAATACGTATGTCAAATCGTAGATTTGACATTACTTATTCTTCATGGTATGTTAGAGTGGTTCGGCGATGGCTACGGCGGACAACAACAAGCCATAAGAGGAGATTTAAATGGCATATACAGACTACGATTTCACTACTAAAAAGTCCTTGAAAGAGGCAGTCAAAGCAGGTAAACATATCACTGTTTACTCACCCGGAATAGGTACTGTCCCTACTAATGGAACAGTATTTCTAGAGGGGCCACACTCCCCTAAAGCTCACACTTGGTATGCTCAAGGCTTAATGGAAGACGGCAAACTAGTCGAGATAATTAAGTAACTTAAGTTTAAACTCAAGGGGCATCAGTCGTGGCACATCATACCCCTAGTCTATGTGTCGACTACTGTGTAAGTCCCCTTAAAGGAAAGACATGGTTCAACGAATTAAAAAACAGATAACTTTACATGAGTTAGACATCGCTATGCGTAGATTAACAGACTGTACAGGTACAGAGTACAGTCTAGAGTTCGTTAAGGGTGGATTATATAGGTTAGCTAATAAGAAAGGATCGTATACCTACTCAAAGAGAGTATCTAAAAGAGAACTACACGATCAGATTTGGTTAGCTATTGAAGTGCTATCAGCTACACCAGAGATATATGAGGAAACAGAGGAGAAAGATGTTAACTAGAAAAAACTATACAGAAATAGCAAAGATCATTAACAAAAGTAAAACATCAATGAAGATAGT